ACCTGCATTACCTATACTATCAAGAGAGTCTATAGGCTCTGGAACCCTGGCATCTACTAGAGTCTGTGTATCTGTACTAACAGGTTTACTAGCATCAGCAGTGTTATCTACGTTAGCCAGTCCTACATCAGTCTTGTCTCCGGTCCAAGAGACTGTAACAGCTTTCAGAGTTGTACTTGCTGATATAGGAGCAGTCCCAGAGACACTCTGTATACTGGCACTCCCTTCACTCTTAGCTGCCCAGTGTAGGGCTGAGTATTGTCCAGTCTCTACTTCTGTATCCTCAACCTCCTCAGCCCAGTCCTCTGCCTTGTCTTTAGCAGTAACTGCATTAGTCTCCGCTGTTTCCGCATTAGTCTCTGCAGTCTCTGCATTAGTCTCTGCAGTCTCTGCAGCAACTTCAGAAGCATTAGCAGCAGTAGCACAGTTAGCAGCATTGATCTCTGAGAGTAAAACATTAGCCTCTACACTAAGAGATACATCAGCACTATCAGACGCTTCTCCAGCTGAGTCCTCAGCCTCTCCTGACCAGTATTCTGCATCACTAGCTACAGAAGTTATATCTGAAGCAGCTAACTCAAACCCAGAGTTTATAGCAGTATTTATATTATTCAGATCACTAGCTAAGGCAATGTCCCCATCAGTAACTTCCTTTCCACTAGAGTCATAATATTTACTCGACATCTACACACCTCTATTATAATTGTCTTCCTGCTAATTCGTAATCTGTTATTATATTCTGTATAGTATGGTTATCAGCGTACTTAGAACTAGTTGAAAAATACATATTCATGTTAGTTCCTATACCTTTGATGTACACTCTAGTCCTGTTAGTAACCTCTGATCCACCATAGATCATTGTACCCCACTCATCCTCTCCCCACTTATCCCCAAAACCATCAAGAGAGATCCCATGTATACCAGCTCTAGGTAAGTGTAATTCGTTATAATCGAATGAGACTCTGTAACTCAGTGTCAAATCATCTAGTGAAGCTATTTCAACTGAAGCTGAGCAAAACTTTTTCCAGAGTCTAGGAGATCTATAATGATAGTATGCTGTAGCCATCTCAGCATTTATCTCACTTCCATCAAAGGAGGTCCCAGAGTCCATCTGGTAGACATACCCATCAGTACTAGTAAAGAAGATTATATTATCTCCACTAGAATTCTCACCCTCTGCAGTGGTTAATACTGGGTGATCAAATTTTACTAGAGTAATTCCTCTTAGCTCTCTATCTAAGAAAGAAAAGTAGATACCTATATTACTTGTACTTAAGAACAGTCTGTATTGATTCTTATCTCTGGATACAACAGCTGTTGTTACATATGATTTATTCTCTTGGAGTGTCTTATATACTTTCTGGGACAAGCTATTAGATTTAAAATCTCCAAAGTCTTGGACAGCTTCTAGAGAAGTTACACCTCTATCATCCATAAAGAAGACAGTACCAAAGAGTCTCTGAGCGGACTTTAAGTATGCCCCAGAGGAAGTAGAGTATGTCTCTAGTATCCAATCAGCAGCTACAGTTCCTTTCAGAATTCTAATTGCTTCATCACAAAAGATTATAAGAGCGTTACCTACTCCAGCTATAAGATCTGTTATCTCTCTTCCAACTCCTAATTCCCCAGCTCCAGCACTCCAATCAGTACCATCCCCTGCTACACTATACTGCAAGGAACCGCCAGTAAAGGAAAGAAAGAGTCTATCATTATGTGCTATTAAATTTGTAGGAGTATCTGTTGTCATCCCTGTAGTTATCACAGTGAGAGTAGTGCCATCGTACTTTCTGGCTTTGTTAACTCCATCAGTCCAATACATAGCTGTAGTTTCTACTGTTGCAAAGAAGTTATGATTAATAAAGTTATAACTTCCATCAGGTTCTAGTGGAGCTGCAGTTGTATTTATCTCAACCCACCCAGCTGCTGTAGCTATATACATACCAACAGTAGCACCACCAGTCTTATTTCTGAAAGCATATACATCATTGTCGAAGATATGAACAGCTAGTACTGCATCTTCTCCAGGTACTTCAAGTATCGCTGTTCTAGCAGCTTCTCTATCTACATCACCCTCTTCAGTAGCATAGACAGAAGATGGAGCTTCTTGCCCATCAAATCTCTCGTAGCCAGTAGTGGAGATGTAGCCTCCAGAGGTGCCCTCTAGAAGCTCGTAATTAAAACCAGATATAAGAGTACCACCTTTCCTGTCTAATGACGAGACATTCTCATCCAGCCCTCCATCTAGAGCTATGATATCTGTCTTCATAGTTGGGAAACTAACTCTCTTAGCTCTCATGCAATCCCTCTGATCATTTCACTCTTCTTACCTAATTGATCCCTCATTAATTGTCCTAGCATAGTTACATATTGCTGAGAGTACTGACTAAAGATACTTGGAGAATTAATTATAACAGAATACTTTTCTACAGCTGAGTATACTATTAAGAGGTGAAAGTATGAGTCCATACTTGGAGTGTCTGTATTAGCTTCTAGAACCTGTGGTGCTTTTTGATAATCTATAGTGATGCTATATGTATCAGCTGGACTATTGAATATCAAAGCATGGTCCCAAGGCCTTACAGAGAAAGAGTGAACCACAGAATTCTCAGTATCATTCTTATGGATATAGATAAAATTATCATAATCTATATACCTTAAGAGAGTATACTTACCATTAATATAGGCATAACAGCTATCCTTTCTCCAGTTCTTGAAGAGATAACCTGGACTGAATATGTCAGATAACTCATAGTCTGTTGTACCTACAACAAGTGAGAATGTCTGAGTACCTCTCATCCATCTCCACTCTCTCCTAAAATTCTGTATATCTATCCAAGCGTCACTAACAGAGTTAATTATATCTAACTCTGCAGTAGTCGCTGAAGTAACTGAGGCTGGCCCAGAACCCTGCAATCCTACTCTAGATCTGACAGCCTTACAAAGTTCTAAAAAGTTCATATAGCCTCTCGGTCCTTTTTACTTAGCAGTAGTTTTCTTTACAACCTTTTCTACTGCATCATCTTCTATCACTTCCCACTTATGCCGATGCTTCTCTAACTTCTTCTCAGTTATTCTATAGATTGCACCATTAAATAGGTTGAGTGCTTTGAAGATTCTTCCAGTTGCTCTTGCCATATCGTGACCTCTTATAGGGGGCTATAAGATTCTATAACCCCCTAGTAATATTACCCTCGAATAGCTATAAGCTCTACAAGTGCCCTAGGCTGTACAACCTTACGGCCATACACTGCGAGTCCACGCATGAAGGTACCAAAAGAATCCGGTATCTGCAGACTTTCAGTCTTAGTAAGCTGCAATGCAAAAGTCATAGCTTCTTTAGTACCAGCTAAGCAATAGAAAAGATTAGCTGTACCTTCTGCTACATCGTAGAGACTGTTAGACTGGATGATCTTAGTCCTATCTATCATACCTACAACGCCTGACCTGATAACTCCAGTAGAGTCACCAGTGATATCTGCTGCTTTAAGATCGGACTTCTTCAACATAGCACAGAACCACGCAGGGAGAACAATCCATCTATTCTCACTAGGTATATTCTGCTCGTCCAATACAGTGTTAACATCTACTATGACTCCAGTAGCTGTGGAAGAGGTAATTGAGACTGCTCCGTCACCGTTAGTTCCAGTAGCGCCCATATTGATGTCCTCTGAAATTGCACCAGCGGTAGCACCAATATTATCTGCATGAGCATCTCCTACTACTTCCTCAAAACAATCCTCATCAATAGCAATCTTAAGTCTCTCACCAGCGTCTGCTGCAAACTTATTCATCAGCGGGAGATCTGTTTGAACTGCATCAATGTCATCTAATCTAAAAGACCAGCTTTTAGCTTCATCAATAGCCAGCTCAATATTAGCTTGCTCTGGGACCTCATAGGTAAGTGTCTGACCTACCAGATAGTCATTGATAGTAATGGTAGGGGTTGTCCTAATCATTACCTTATCACCTTGCCCTTTAATCTCACCCTCATAATCTACATTAGCAATCTCAGAGAATGCTGTAGTCTGATAGAAATTACGGAGCATCTTTTTACTCCATACAATCGGAGTAAATTTACTAGTACCACCAGAAGAAAGATCAGGATAGTCAGCTATTGATCCACTCTCTGTATAACTAGTTGGTGTTGCAATTATTGCTCTTGTTGGTCCATTCGTTGTTGCCATCTTACTTCTCCTTCAAAATATTATGTGAAATATGATGGGCTAAGGTTTAGAAGTTATCTCATTCTACCTTCATACATAGCCTTATCATATCTACCTTCGATTATCAATGCCTCTTTTTCTCGTCCTTTGTATCTACCTTTAGTTAAATCATCCATAAACTTTAGGTAATCTCCCATATGATAAGTTTGCTTGTTTCCCTTATCGAAACTCTCAGGGGAGCCAGCGTTACCTGTAGGGGTAATCTGGCTTGCTAGTATTTCTTCCCTACTTTTAGGAAGCGTACTTTTGAAGCATGAATAGAAACTAGCCACATTAGTTACGTCTCCACTCTCTACTGCTACAGAATATAGATCCTTCCTTAATCTTCCAGAGCTTACATCCACACCATCTAGATAGTCTATAAAAGCTGGGTCATGGTCAAAATCTCTCCAACCTTCAGCTACTCCATCTAGCTTAGCCTTCAAGTCATCGAGATCTTTAGCTCTAAGATTCTTCTTAGATTGCTCTAAAGACCGAAGCCTCTCAGCCCTAGAAGAAGCTAGTTCAGCTCTTATAGATTCTAACTCCTGAGAGTTAGCACCTTCATTAGCCTTCATAGCTTTCTTAATTATGTCTATAGCTTCTGTACCTATTATTTCCTCATCTTCTGTAGAGAATGTTTCAGCATAGATATCTTTCTTATTAGAATTTAGATCCGAAAGTTGCCTCTTGAGAGACATCAGTTCCTCATCTACCTCAGCTACTCGGTAGCGTAAGTCAGCACCTTCTGATCTCAGATCTCTAATAGTCACATCTGTACTTGCTTTATAAGTAGAGTACCTATTCTTCCAAGAAACTCTTTGCTTCTTTTGTTCTGGAGATCCTCCATCTTCATCAATTGGCTCAGCGATTACCTTAGTAGGCTCAGTCTCTATCTCTGAAAGATCTACAATCTCTTCTTCGGGAGCTACGAGAGTTTCCGTAGGATTCTCCTCAGAATTATCCTCTCCAAACATGAGCTTCTGTGCTTCTAGTTCTTCTTCCTTAAGTCGGTCTAAATGCATACTGCCTCCTAGTGGACTATACTCAGCGATTCCGAGAGGCTATAAGCGATTCCCAGAGACTATCGTAGTCCAGATTAGTAGTCTACAGCCTATATTAGGCTAATTATAAGGGTGAGCACCTTAGCTCTCCCTCTCAGTTCTTCTATCTTATCCGATGGAACAAAGATTATATCACTCTTAGTTGCTTCTAGTTCCTTTTGTAATACTTCTTTTAGATAGAATAAATCCCTACCTACCCTATTTTTGCTCTCATTACTTAAATTACTTAGTCTCATAATTATTGTTTGTTACTCTTATCTTGAAAATTAGAATTAACTGAGAGAGCAATATTTTTATTAGTATCCCTATCTGATTGAGCTGCTTTAATCTGCTCCTTAGCAATAGAAGTAGTATTCTTAGATGCACTATCTTCTCTTCTAGCTTCTACCTCCATAGCTCTCAGTCTATTCTTATCATCCTCTGTCTTACCTT